CAGAACGGCATCGCACAATCCGCGAATGGGCCGGAGATTTGGCTTATGAGCGTCAGATGAACATCGTGTTCATCGGCCATGCCGATACAGAGACGATGGACTTGCCTGACATGGATCAGTTCAGCCGATACACCGTTCGGCTGCACAAGAAAGTCATACCGCATTACACGGACAATGTGGATCTTGTAGGATTCATTCGCCTCAAGACATTCGTTCGTGGCGGCGATGGCGACAAGAAGCGTGCAATCAGCACGGGGGAACGCGAAATCATCTGCTACCCGCAGGCGTCCAACGTATCAAAGAATCGCTTCAACATCACCGAACCCCTGCCATTCACGTTTGATGGCGGGAACCCCTTCAACCAATGGGCAGTCAAGTAAAGGAGACATTACCCATGAGCATGAACCTGAGCGGCTTTGATGCCAATACTGTAGAGCCGAACACAAACTACGAACCAATCCCGGCTGGATGGTACAAGGCAGTCTTTTCCCAGAGCGAGGAAAAGCCCACCAAAGCCCAGACTGGCAGCTACCTGCAACTCACCGCTGAAATCATCGAGGGCGAGTATCAGGGGCGCAAACTCATTGAGCGCCTGAACCTCAACAACCCCAACAGCACTGCTGTTGAGATTGCGCAGCGCACCCTGTCGGCAATCTGCCGTGCAATTGGTGTAATGACACCGCGCGACAGTACGGACCTCCACGATAAGCCGTTCATGGTGAAGGTGAAGGTGAAGCCGGGAGACGGCAACTACGGGCCTTCCAATGAAATCGGCGGGTACGAAGCCACAAATGGCAGTAGTGCCGCTCCTGCGCCCGCTCAGGCTTCGTCAGGTGCAGCCACGCCGCCTTGGAGGCGCTGATTCCTCCGTCTGTCAAGAAGTGGGGCGGTAATGCCGCCCCATCACTGGATAGAAGGAGATGAAGATGAAACTTGGTGAACTGAAGGCTATCATTGATAGCTTGCACGAATTGCATGGGCCAGACTCAAGAACTGATTTTGTCTTTCAGAAGGCATCAGGGCGTACTGGAGTCGATGTCATAACAAAGTATGAGACATTCTGCTCAAGCCCTCTGAAGACTGTTAGATTTACAATAGGACATGCAAGGGGAAAGCAGGGATGAACCTTGAACAACACACGACGCCTGAAACAATCCGGCGCATCTATCAGCATTACATAGACAAACGCAAAAACGAGCACCGCCCTCACCTTGGGGGTTCTCAAATTGGGAACGAATGCAGTCGTGCTCTTTGGTATCAATTCCGTTGGGCCTGGTCGCCAAAGTTTGAAGGCAGATTGCTGCGTCTGTTTGAGACTGGCGATAGAGAGGAAGAACGCATCGTCAGAAACCTGCGCGACATAGGCGTTACGGTGTGGGACAGAGACCCAGAAACCGGCAAGCAAGTTCGATTTGAGGCGTGTGGAGGGCACTTCGCGTTGAGCCTTGATGGTGTCGGTGAAGGATTCCCAGAAAGCAGCAAGCCACACACCTTAGAGTTCAAGACGATGAACACGAAGAAATTCAAATCATTGAAATCAAAGGGGCTTCAGGAAGTCATCCCGGTGTATTGGGCGCAATGCCAAGTCGGAATGTATTTAGCGGATTTGGATAGATGCTATTTCTTCAGCGTATGCAAAGAGACTGATGAAATCTACGGCGAACGCATAAAGCTGGACAAAGCGGAAGGAATGAAACTGATTGAAAAGGCTCACTCAATCGTCTTTTCTGACAACCCGCCACAAAGAATAACCGAAGATATGACAGATTGGCGCTGCCGGTATTGCCCGTATCTTTCCATATGTCACGGCTGCAAGATACCAGAAGTTCATTGCCGAACCTGCGCCCACGCAACGCCAGAATTGAATGGAACCTGGAGTTGCGCCAAAGGACATGGATTCGGAACCGTGTGCGATGACCATCTTTTCATACCTCAAATAATGCCGAAAGATTTGGAGGTTCAGGACGCTCGTGAAGGATGGGTGGAGTATATGGATACTGACACAGGTGAAATAATCAGAAACCAACGAAACAGCCGAGAACTGCACGAAAGCAGAATGAAGGTGAACCCATGACATTCAAACTAAGGCCGTATCAGGAAGCAGCAATTGATGGACTGTACCAGTATTGGGCAGACGGACGTGGCGACAATCCTCTGATTGTTGCTCCCACTGGTGCCGGCAAAAGCGCCATACTCGGGAAAATCGTTCGAGATGCCATGTCGTATCCCGGAACGAGAGTAATGATTCTCACTCATGTGAAAGAACTCTTGGAGCAGAATGCAAAGGCATTACTGCGTATGTATCCAGAGGCAGATTTTGGCTTTTACAGCGCCAGCATCGGCCAGAAGTGCCTAGACAAGCCTATCACATTTGCGGGTATTCAGAGCGTATATCAGCGTGCCTACGATATGGTCCCGCCGCCTGACTTGGTTATCGTTGATGAAGCCCACATGATTCCGAAAAATAGCGAAACCAGATATGGAAAATTCCTATCTGATTTAAAGAAATGCAATCCAAAAGTAAAAATGATTGGACTGACTGCCACGCCATATCGACTTGATAGTGGATATTTGCACAAAGGCAAAGGTGCATTGTTTGACGGAATAGCATATGACATTCCTGTTGGAATGCTCATGGATGAAGGGTATCTGTCAACTGTTGTGTCAAAGGGCGGCGCAAAGAAAATTGACTTGACGAACGTAGGGAAAAGGGGAGGCGAATTTATTGAAAGCGAATTGGCTATAGCCGCATCTGATCCAGAATTGGTGAAGGCTACGGTGAAAGAAATAGTCGAATACGGACATGATAGAAAAGCCTGGCTTGTATTTGCATCTGGATTGGGCCACGCCGATATGCTCAGAGAAGAATTTGAGCAATACAATATTTCTGTCGCTGTAGTGTCTGGCGATGATGCAATGAAGGAAAGAGATAGAAAAATCAATGACTTCAAAAGCGGGAAGGTCCGAGCAATTGTGAATTGCGGCGTATTGACGACGGGATTTGATTATCCTCAAGTTGATTTGGTTGCAATTGTCAGAGCAACAGAATCTACTGGCCTATACATTCAGATTGTTGGACGTGGTACGCGCCCCGTTTATGCGGACGGATTTGACTTGAACACAAAAGAAAACAGGCTTGATGCAATCGCAGCAGGCTCAAAGCCAAATTGCCTAATTCTTGATTATGGTGAAAATGTAGCGCGTCATGGATTTATTGATGCAGTCAAACCAAAAGTAAAAGGACAAAACACAGGAGAAGGCGAAGCGCCAACAAAAGAATGTCCTAAATGCAATTCAATGGTATTCGCTGGCTCCAGGCAATGTCAGGATTGCGGGCATGAATTTCCTGCCCCTGAACTGAACCACAACCATAAATCGTATGGCGGCGCAATTCTTTCAAATCAGGTACAGGACGAATGGCTTGAGGTTGATGATGTAATGTACCTTAGATGGAAGAAAGAAGGAAAGCCTGACAGTATCAAGGTGACTTATAGGTGCGGAGCGACATTCATAAACGAATGGCTATGCCCGGATCATGGAGGGTATGCCGCAAGTCGTTATCAGGCCCGTATGCCGGCGCTTGGTGCGTCTGCCAAGACGACTGAAGATGCTCTTATCGAGTCTGATGGGTGGGTGAAGCCGGGGCGTATCAAGGTTCGCCCAGAAGGCAAGTATCATCAGATTATTCAACTTGATTACTCAGGGGGTAAGAGTAATGAGAAATCAGAAGTCGAGCGTCAAAGAGATGCAGACATTGAAGCCCTTGCAGAAGGATTCTTGTGATAATTGCATGAACCTTTACGATGATAGGTACTGCATAAAGTGGAAGGACGTGGTTCCAGATGAGGCGAAAAAAAATGGCTGTGAAGAAATCGACCAGTTCCCACCCTTCTGAGCACGACGAACAGCGCGGGCTGGTAAACTGGTTCAGGGGGCGGTTCCCGGATGTGTTAATATTCGCAATACCCAACGGAGAGAAGCGTTCAATCAACGTAGCAAAAAGACTGAAAGCAGAAGGCGTTGTCGCTGGCATTCCTGATTTGTATGTTCCTCAATGGAATTTATGGATTGAGATGAAGCGGCAAAGCGGTGGAAGATTATCGCCTGAGCAAAAAGCAATGATTGAATATCTGAAGTGCATCGGCCACACCGTCATTGTCGGGAAAGGTGCAGCCGATGCAAGTAGTCAGGTGTTAGGATTTTTGTCATCTTTATCGGAGATATAGGTTATACCCCTCACCCTTGGCCCCTGCCCTTCCGCTGTTTTGATGCGCCCATTCACAATGATGGGCGCCTCTGCTGTTTTGACGGTGATCCACTTCCCAAGCGGCGACATTTGTTCGTAGGTGTAGGGCATCACAACATCCCCCAGACTTCAGCACCGACACCGAGCGACGAGGCTTCCAGTTTGATCCATTCGATGCACTCTACCCATTCAGGATGGGCCAGCAAGTCAGGTGCGTTGAGGCGCACGAACAGGACTGATTCCAGCCTGTCAACCAGCTTCAGCCAACGCTCATCCTCTTCGGACAAGTCAAAAGTGTGGCCCGTAATTTGTTGCGCTGCCTCTTTCTCGTAGGCTCCAAGCACATCACCAAACCTGCGCTTGGCCATGTACGGCATATCGCCGGTAACGGCTTCACCGACATCATGGTAGAGCGCAGCCAGGACCAGAGCCGTTGTTGGCAAAGGATGGAGTTCCGCAATCAGGGCAGCGCAGCCCCATTGATGATGCCCAAGGGTTTGGCCCAATCGGGCCAGTCGGGGATGAGTGTGCCACCTTTGGACGAAACTACTTTCGTAAAGCATCATTGCGATTCTCCTTGACTGGTTCATTAACGACGTGCTAACACAATGTCACAAGGAAACGCAAGGAGAATCAACATGGCTTCCATCACCACCACCTGCATCGACTCGTATGACGTAGCGGAACATCCGCTTCTGGCGCCGCTCTACGACGAGGATGAGCGTCTTGACGTGTGCATCACGGCCACCGGCAAGTCGGTGCGCAACGACTATGGTGTTCCCGGTTCGCCTGTCTGGTACGAAATCGAGGACATCGACATCGAGGAATTTGAAATCAACGGCGTTGCCTACACGCCGAAAGCCGTTGAGCAGAAATGGGACAAGGATGTGGCGGATGAGTTGTATGCCGTTTGCGCCGATATTGCAGCAGAGAAGGATGAGTGGGAATGACAGAAGAACAACAAGCAATCCTGAAACGCCTGAAGCGCAAGGCCGAAGTCAGCAAGATGGACCTCAAGGCCAAGAACGATCCGCGCTACCATGACATGAACGAAATCCTGTCCCTGTTGGACATTCTGGAAAGGACGATGAAATGAGTGAATACATGGACGCAATGCACGAACTGAACGACGCTATCTACAACGCCGTTCGTGCAGCAGACAATGAGGACGGTGCTCCTGTCGCTGCCCTGCGGGAACTGGCAGCAGAGATTGACTGCCTGATTGATCACAACTGCACCAGAAAAGAGTTCAACGACATGAAGGCTCTTTACGAAGGTGCCAGACAAGCGGGGCTGGTGGGGTGACATCCCTCATCTGCCTTGCAGCCGTCATTTACTTTGAAGCGCGTTCAGAACCTCTGGACGCGCAAGCTGCCGTTGCTGGTGTTGTGCTGGAGCGGGTGGCTTCTAAACACTACCCTGATGGTGTGTGCCATGTCGCGCTTCAGCATAAGCAGTTCAGCGCGTTCAACAATGGTATTCCAAGCATAGGTAATGCAAATGCATGGCGAACCAGCCTGATGGTAGCCGGCATGGTTCTTGACGATCCTGGCGTGAACCCGATACAAGGTGCCACGCACTACCACACAACCAAAGTACGCCCCTATTGGGCCAAGCATTACAAGTTTCTAGGGCAGTCAGGAGCGCATCTTTTTTATGGCCCACATGAGTGAACAAGAGCAGGGTGCCATTGAAGCATGGCTCCAGAAGAACAAGCCCACTCGATACCCAACAGGATACTCAAGCATCTACGATGAGTTCGGCAATAAGCGCGTCAGCATTCGATTCCGGCTTGCTGGAGTAGCGAAAAAGATACGCGCCGTGCATGGATATGCGTCCTTGACGTATCGGCAGATCGCTGAAAAGATAGCCGAGACAGAAGACACGGTGAAAGCCGCCTGCAAGAAACACAGGATTGCCATAAATGGATGTGATTGACTTACCGAAGAACAATCGTGGCGCCGTCGCCATGTTTTCCGAGATGCTGCATCGAGCGGAAGGGCAGCAACTGTCAAAAGCCAT